GTTTACACTCATCTGTAACCTATTGAAAAATAAGGCCCCCAAAAACCACGGTTTACAAAAAAACCGAACAAAAACAGCAAAGCGCCATAATTTGTAATCAGGGGGCCAGGGGTTCGAATCCTCTAGCCGGCACCATGAAACCCAATAAAAACAGATGTTTAGCCCTTCGGAATTTTTCCGAATTAGGAGCGGTTTACACATGGCTGTAAACCGTACCCGACTTCCCGATTCCCTTGACGGCATTCAGCACTGCACCGCGATCACTCATTGCAGGAGCGGAGGTAATGCCTGAATTCTGTTATATCAGGCAGTTAACTTGGCAAACATCGCAAAACTGACCCACGCATTTCTGCGGCATCCCAAGGAAAATGGCTAACCAAATGACGTGTCAGCAGACCATGGTAATGATGGGCTGGCTGATCCATAACTGCGGTCATGAACAGCCCACTCGCCGCTCGCACCCAACAGCTTTTTGACAAGCTCAAAGACTTCCCCGAGGCTGGTCGATGCGAGCATGGCACGCACTTGAAGCGCGATGCTTATGTGGCGTTTCTCGATTTGCGCCAGCTGCTCGAGCGTGAAATCATTCCGGCATTGGAACGTGCGGATGCGAAAGATCCGACCTAAGGATTCGCTGCGCGTTAGGCTCTCTTATTCCTGAAAAGCGCAGCGAACGAGGCTGCACTTACCGCCCCCAGCATAAAGACAGCTACCATCGCTACGATCCATGATTTTACAGAGAAGCCCGAAACAACTTTTTCAGCTTTCCATAAAATGCTTTCAAACTGAGAAGGAGGTACAGGGTGCCATCCAGCATCAGAGACTGAACGCGCAAGTCTGCCACCATGCACAAAGTAAGCTTGCTCCGGCGTTGCTGGGTCAAGATTATCGGACTTGAGTCCTCTCCAAGTGTAATTGAATGAGCCACCCCTGAGGCCTTTGGTCCATTCATTGCAGCGCCAACAATCACCTTCGCCTGTCGATCGCCAGTTTTCAACCCATTCCCACAGGTTGCCACCCTGTTGAAGGGTTCCCATTGGGCTGGGGCTCCCGCCAAAACTCTCAGCTTCGGATATAAAAAAGGGCTCTCCTTCCGCAAGGCGATCACCGATCTGGTAATTTGCAGAGCCTGGTCCGCCTTGCCCCGGCGGAAAATCTGAAATCGTGGGATAAGCCCAGTATTTTGAACGTCCTTCACGATAAGGGTCAAAGTATGCAGCCTTGTACCATTCATCGTCGCTCGGGATGAAGTAACGAGCGCCAACGTTGCGGGCCTTCGGCAACTTTGCTGATTCAAAGGTTGTACGATCGCCATAAGGAAAGGCTCTTGTGTCATAAGCCCCTATCGTTTCATTGCCTTCAGTAGTTCCGAGAATGGCTTTGCCGACAGTTGGACTGCCAAAATGTCGCCAGTTGGCCATTCTGGCCAATGCAAACCAAGAAATGTAATTTGCAGCCCTTTTGCCCCATCCCTGCTTTGCCGAAAATTGCCATGCTCCCGGTCTACCTGACCGTACGATTCCCCCACCAATACCCTCCTGCATGTCTTTACGAAAAAGGCCCGCCTGGTTGCCCTCTCTTGCTACTGCATTCAAAAACGAGGAATATTGATCGTTGGTAATTTCAGTCCGCTGTATCTCGAAATCATAACCGACATTGCCATGCATGCTCTGCAAATCAGGACGGTTGCCCGAATATCCCACTTTAACGAATTCAGCTTTCGCAAATCCTGAAGGATTAACTGCGACACGCTTTGAGTTGCTTAGCTTTGCAATTCGGAACCCAAAAGTTGCTATCTCGTGATCGGGCTTTTCACTGTCCGAGTAATCGGCCGCGGTTGATGTAGTGTTCATAAATAGAGAGCCACCCATCACCCTCTGATCACCACCAAGTTTGCTATCCACCCACTCCATGACATTACCGGCCTGATTGAACGTACCGCTCATCGATGGGTAATAGCTTGTGACCGCAGTGAGATGTGGGAACGGGTTTGCAAAACCTGAACGATCAGACACGTTCACGCCGTTTCGGTTTAAGCTATCGGCGGGGGCAGAAACTGTTTCTGAACCCGTAATCCAATCTGCAAATCGCCCTGAGGCTGGATTGAAGTAAGCAGCCTTTGACCATTCATCACAGTTCGGAATGACGAAGGTGGAAAATACATTTCGTTTCGGTTCCCGGCCTCTGGTATCGTAGCTGCCGCTTCGGTCATCACCTTCTGTCCTGCCCGGGCCCGCCTCACCGACGGGACGGCTAAAGTGTAGCCAGTTAACATATCTGACAGCATCGAAGAACGAAACGAACGTAACCGGAAGATCGGCATAACCCGGCTTTGGCTCGAACCGCACCCGGTCTTTAGCGGCTATCTTCACTATACCACCCCAAAAATGGGATGACATCAGTGGTGAGTAGAGCCCCATATGGTCGCTCCTCGATGCTACCGCATTTAAGAAGTCGGCATATTCCGAGTTGCTGACCTCACCTTGGCCGATGTAGAAATCGTAAGTCACTTTGCCACATCGCCCTGATGGTGGCTTGGCCGTACCTCCGGAAACTAGAACAAGGTTTTGGTCCGCAATAGGCAATTTCGCGATTGCTTCTGGAGTGTAGATTAGGAGACCGATCGATGTGGCTACAAAAGCCCTGCCCCGGCTCATTCACAAATCTCCGTCGAAAAATTCCTTATAGACTAAAGGGCGAAGTCATATTCAAGTCAATCGCACAATCTCGGTTTGGGCCTTGATCACGAACGACTGCCCCGCCGCGCAAATGCCGACATAATGCAGGAACGAACTTGCCCCTGCACCCACGACAACCGTGTTTATTTGGTCGATCGTGCCGGTGCCGGTCAGGTCAAACACCGTCGTTCCGGTAAGCCCGACACCATCCGATGCGGTGCGGCAGATAATGCGCGTGGCGTTGTTGTATTCGATCACCGACCGAACGCGGTAAGACAGCGCAATGGTTGGATCATTGCCCAGCGCTACCCATGCGCGGCCATTGGAAGCGCCTGCCCGTGTCGTGATGCGAATGTCATCACCGCTTGCGCTTGGATCACCGGCAACAGTCGGATCGGTTGACGCGGTGAAAAACGGCAAAGCGCGCCGCCCGATGAACTTATCGGCTAGCGTAATGCCACCGACAACCGTTGGCAGCGTCGTGCGGAAGTCCCAAACATTGGAAGCGGACGGCCCTGTCCAAGCCGTGTTATCGCGCGCCGATGCGAACAGGGTAGAGGCTTGAGCATCGGTCAATTCAGACCCCCAAACCTGCACACGGTAAATCTCACCAGTGCGGTTGATGTTGTTGCCCGCGAAATTGGCCGAGTTGACATAGACCGGCAGCGATGTGCCAGCCCCGCCATTGGTACGGTTGCCGTATGCCGGTTGGTTTAGATCGACATTGTATTCCTTGACCACATGGCCGTTCAGCCAGACACGCCATTTGCCCGTGCCGTTGTGCGTCACGACTACGTGGATTGCATCGCCCTGACGAACCAGAACGCCCGTGTTCATGTTGTAATAGTTGATATTGGCGTTGGCGCCGGTCCGTGCCCGTGCAAGGTAATTGCTATGGATCACACGCAGCACACCGCCGCGCCAACCGTTCGCATCGGGGTCAGTGGCAAACAGGTAAATGCCGCCGTTCATCGTGCCAGCAGCGCCCTGGTCTGCACCATCGCCAAACATGAGCAGCGGGTTCGACCATGACGAAAAATCACCAGCACCGGGCTTGCCGTAGTATTCGTAAGAGCAAGCGCCCGACATAGATAGGCCGCTGGTCAAAGTGGCAAGGCCATATGTACGACCAGACTTGGCAGTGACCGGCTCAACAGGTTCTGGCACAATAGCTGCGCCTGCATCATCAAGTGACAGCACGATGTAATCAACGCCCGTGGCATTGTAGGACGTTGGAAGTGTCAAAGAGCCGCCGGACAGGCTCACGGGAGCCGCAGGAGCCGTGCCGTTAAAGCCGTCGCCATTCTGCCCGTCGATCACGATTTGAGGCACCACAGCCCCGCCGCCGCTTGTCCGTGTGGCATCCAGAACGAATGCGACCTTGCCGTGCCCCGTCAGAACGCGAGAGCCTGCACCGTTGCCGGTAATGCGCTCAACCTTTACGCCTTCGCCGTTGATGAACGACAGATATTCGATGCCTTCACCAAGGGCTGGAGGCGTGTTTTCATTGACCCAAACGGAGTCCGAAAGCGTCACGCCCGCATCACGAATGGCGATTGCGCTGGTTAGCGGCCCTTCGCTGATTGCGCCGGTTGGATTGGCTGTTGCGCCATCCGTTGCCCAAACCGATGACCGCGTACTGTCCCGCTTGCCAATGACCAGCGCGCTACGGCGTGTCGTGAAGTCAAGCAGGCGACCGGACAAAGCGTTACCGATGATCGAGACTTCTTCGACCGCATCGCCGCCGTTGACCTTGATAGCCGCGTAACGATAGACCTTGGCGCTTACCGAATAGGACGCTTCAACCGAAAACTTGGCTTCAAAGAACGGGAGCCACACCGGATCAGTAGCGTTCGGCCCAATGATATGCGCGGAAGGTGAGGCGTCCAGACGTTGCGACCGGCCATGCCATGCCGTGCGATTGCGCCAATATGGGGCTTGATCAGCGGCCCATACGTAAACCATATCCGGCACGAACGGCAGTGTGATTTCCTGCTTTGCGCCAGTGCCTGTAAATGTACCGGTAGCAGTGCGCAGTGGTGCAACTGCCCCTGTAGTCGTAACAGCCGCCCCGATAGGCTCCACCATCACCGTGTCGCTGCCCACCGATGGGATTGCATAAGGCAACGTGCTATCGACAACTACCCAAGACGTGCCACTGTCCAACGAGTAACGAAATTTTGGCATTTTCAGTACCCCTTAAGAAACGGTGACATTCTTGGTGTCAGATGGATCAGCGTTCATCGTATAGTTCGATGCTGTAACAGCCGGATTGGTCGCCAGCGTCTCAGCCACAGGACGAACGCGGATGGACCGGCTACCAGCGGTTAGGCCTGTGATCGTCTGGTTGCCCGTTGTCCCTGCGAACCGCGTCCATGCGCCAGCGTCAACGCTGTATTCGAGGTGCGTCGGACGGAAGCCAGTGTTCAATGGCCGGAACTGCGACACATTAACCACCACTTCGCCAGCACCACCGGCCACAGCGGTCCAGTCGATAGCCTGTAGCAAGGTATTTTGAGGCCCAAACATAGTGCCGCTAACATCGCTAAATCGCAGAAGCGGGTGCGAGATAGGCACAGTGTTCGGTCCAACCCAGCCCGTCAATTGGTCGCTCATCCATTGCTGAATGACCATGTTTTGAGCGTTAACGTGCCAGCCTGCATCACGCGGATGGACGTAGGTGTCACCGATATTAAACCGCACACCTTCATTTGTGTAGGGCGTGAAGGTCTGCACCGAAGCATCCCACCCACTTCCACGAATATAGCGTGTTAGAAGCTGGTCTTCGTAGAACCATTCCACCCGATCGACATTGGCAAGGATTGTCCACTTCCGCAGGCCGGTGAATGCTTCTTCAGGCGGGGTTATTTGAATGCCTTGCGCTACAGAACCACCACCATTGTTTGGTTCGAGATGGATCGTGCATTCCATATGACCTGTTTTTGAGTTGTATTCGAAGTCATATTCGCGGCGTGGCTGGTTCCACGGATCAGTAAAAGTGAAGGCCGTTTGAATATAGCCTTTAGCCTGCCCAGTACCGCGCGTATCTATAAGCTGCATCGTGAAGTCAGCGCGATATATCCTTGCCGCCCATCCCGCCGTGCCGCCTGACGGTGGTTGGAACCGGATTTGCACAGACGCGCCAGTGTTAGATCTGCCCGATCCTGCATTCTTAATGATCCGCAGGCCAACCGTTCCATCACCCGGATCACACACGCATTCAGGCTTCCAAACGGTATCTGACGGGAATCCTGCGTCCATGTTATCGACGTAAAGTTGATCCAGCTGGCACGACAGCCGTGTTGCGATGTCCGATGCGCTAAGAGTTGGATAGGACACCGCCACAGGCAGTACCTTCTGCACCGTGACAGGCGGATGAACGCCATTATCTGCGGTCATTTCATATGTGAGGTAGCCTTCGCCTGGTGTGATAACTGTCAGGTCAGGTGGTGTAATATCCGTACCAATGCCCGCAGTCGGACCAAACATAACCTTATGTGTGATCGCAATCGGCCCTGTGATCCCATGCACAGCCCGTCCCGGTAGCAACGACACCAACCCGCCGACCATTTGCAGGCTTGAAGGCGATGTATTTGGAAGCGCGGAAAACTTCAAAGCATTGTCAGGCTTGGGTGTTGGCATGGTGCCGAGGATTTGCAAACCGCTTGGACGCTGCGAAACAATCGTCTTTGCCTCGTTGCGCGCCCAAGCAATTTCGGCCTCCGTCAGTTCACCCACAAAGATGGATGTATAAGAGATGTAGCCGGTGAAGGCCCGACCGCCTGACGTAGCGTTGCCGATATTGATGCGCGGGACGACAACCGTATTGAGTCCCGCAGTTGTGACGACTGTTTCACGCAGTTCGCCATTCACGAAAAGGTCTGTGCGAATGCCGCGATATTGAATTTCGATTAGCACCGGCGTGTCATCAACAAAGACGTTTTTGATCGCAACGCCACGGACGATCAGGCTACCGTCTGGCTGGCGCCTGCATGTCGTGATGCTTGAACTCCCGGATTGCCCACCAGTGCCGCTCAAAAGTTCAAACAACATCCCTTCGGCGCGGTCCGTCCATGTGCGTGGTTGAACCAACATGATAACTCGGATCGTATCTGTGCCGGTCAGCTTGTCGAGTGGATCGGAAATAAGCCGCCTACCTTCGACATCACCGCCGTAAAATGATGCACCATATCCGCCATTTGCAGCGCCGTTATGCGTCCCATAAGCCATTGCCGCCCAAGACACGTTTATGTCGTTCAGGATTGAAGCAATGCCGCGCTTCCCATCCGGCCCGAAGTCGGTGAAATAGCTAGATGGGCCAACTCCGCTTTGTGTCGTCAGGAAGTGCCAGCGCAAGACTTGCTTTGCCGATGCTGGTTCTGCTGCTGCGATGGTGTTCGTACCGGACATTGCAGCAGAGAAACTGCCCACAACCGCAATCTCGGTCGATACGTCACCGTAGCCTGTGGTGATACTGGTAGGCAGAGCTTGGTCTTTGACCAGAGCAAAGGGAGCGCCAACGCGACGATGTATGATCTTAGGCATTGGTCACCTCGATAGTTCCAGCACTTGGCGTTGTTGTGAAAGGCATGCCCATGTCAGGCGCGGAAGAAATGCTAAGACCACCCGCAACGGACGTCATCACCATGGCACTGTAGAGTACAGTGACCGTGCCGTCGGGCTGGCGCTCAAGCATTAGTGACCACGTTGGCCCGAGGCTCTCGATTGTTACACTGCCGTCCGCTTCGCGCGTCAGAACGGTTACAGCTGGAGCAAGGCTTTTACGACGGGCGGCACGGGAAAACCCATAACCATAGCCAAAGCCTGGCATGATCAGGCGTACCCGATGATCGTGCCGATCACCGTAGTGCCGGCTTCGCGAACGTATTGCGCGCGAACGTCAATGCACTCTCCAGCAAGTACCGGGTGTGCGACATCGTCTTCACTATCGATGGCCCGCAGGGTGATGACGCCATCACTCGGGGCGCGGATGGCTTTAGGCAGGATCGCCAGCTCGTCAGTTGCATGTGGCGTGATGACGAAACAGCGGCGAGCAGGTGCAGTTGCAATGTCGCTGTTGCCGGCGAAAAAATCATTAACAGCCATTTGAATTCCCCTTGTTCGGATCGATCGCCATCAGGCTTTCGACGTTTGTATTCAGTCGCTCGAGTGTTCTTCGGGCGCGGCCACCGCGGCGCCGGAAGCAATCAGGGTTTGGCCGTCGCGGGCACACAGATAACCTTGTCCGGCGGCAGCAGTGACAAGGGCCCAGTCGGCGCGGGCAACGGAAACCCACTCGGCAGGATCGGCAGCGTCATTTGGGCTTTCGACAGGACTATCGGTTCCGGGCAGATCGGCACCGCCGCCCGGACGTTCAGCGGCTTTTCCGGCCCGCATCCCGTCAGCATAGCGGCGCAGAGCATCGTAATAAGCAGGTGCAGTCGCATCGGAAATCCTTGCGATTATGGCGCTGTCACGCGCTGGTTTGTGATTTGCGGCGATTTGGGCAGCCGTGGCTTGTGCGGCAGCGGTTTTGTAATTGGCCTTGGTCTGGCGGTGGCTTTCCACATTCGACGCATTCAGCGCGGCCAGATGGTCGACCTTGGCCAGCAACCCGCCGCCGATGACGGGCAATCCGAAGATCCAGAGCGTCAATGCCAGGACTATGGCCAGCGCGCCTGCCGCCGCCGCGCGCCACAGGTTGCCGGTGATTGCATCGATCACGACACGATGCCCCTCAGACACATGGTCCGTTCGCGAACGCGCCGGTTGGTGAGGCCCTGTACCGGGCGCAAGACGCCATTCACGCGCGCCTTGTTCCACGGCAAGAACGCCTCGCACCCGCCGCGAATGTCGCCCGCGTTGAAGCGGCGCGCAGCTGTCGATCGGCAGAACCCAGCGACGCCGATGTTGTAAGCCAGCGAGACGGCAGCCGCGCGCTGGGGAGCAAGCCGCTCAGGCCGCAGACCGGGCGTGCAGTTCATCACGCCTTGCGCATGGATCACCAGCTCACGCTCGAGCAGCATCGCGCATTGGGCCTCGGTATAAACCTGCCCCATTCGGACGCCCTTGGTGATCCCGTCGCAGGCTGTGGCGATTCCCGCGATGTCCAAATAGGCGCGCAAATACTGGGGGCCACGAACGTGCTGCACAGTGGCAGCGCCATCCTGCGCAATGGTCACATTCACGTGCCGCCCGCTTTCATCCTCCGGGACGGTCTGCATCACAAGCGCCGCAGCCGCGATGCCGATGATAGATGCCAGCGAGCCCTTCTTGAGCGCGGTTACTGGCTTGGACTTTTCAACCATAGTCTTTGCCTCCCTGTTTCACGATGCGCGAGTAGATGGCCGACCCAGCGACCAGAAAGCCGACCAGCGGACGCAAGGGCTCAGGCACAGTCTCCATGAGCCGCGCGAACCCCTGTGGATCAGTGGCGGCCCAGCCCGAGATAAAACCGGCCACGATAGCCAGGCGCACGGATGCGAACCGCCAAGCCTGGCGGGCTTCTTCAATCAAAGTCATGGAAGTCCTTTCGGATCAGGTGTCCGTGGTGTGGCCGTTTTCGGCGTCAACCTTCTTCGCCAAAGCGTCGAGCTCAGCGGGTGTTGGTCGGATTTTCAGTGATTGTAGCAAGCGCCGCGCCCGGATCAGCGACAAGGCTTGCGGCGCATGACTTTCCAATTCGGACGTCAGATCTTCGACGGCCACGACCAGTGTCGAAACCGTATAATTCAAGCGTTCGGCAACGCCGTTGGCCTTCGCCAAATCAGCCTGCACTTGATCAAGGCGATGCTCAATCTCTTCGCGGTAGGCCTTTTCACGTTCGGCAAGGGACTTTTCCCAAGTGGCGAGGCGGTCCTCCTTTTCGCCGCGACGAGCGTCATTCCAATTGAGCAACCAAGCTATTCCTTTTGCGACCGCCGCTCCGCCCGCGATAATTCCGGCCATAATGCCGCCGACTTCACCAGCACTTACGTTCACGTTGTCCATGGCCTTAATCATCCAAGTGCCGATAGTTTTCAAAGGCGCGCTGACAATGATCAGGGCGGTCCCCCAACCAGAGGAACACGCGGTCGATAATGGCAGCCATGATGCGGCCCCAGCGGTGCCCGTTCGCGGCTGCTTCGCCAACGAAGGTGCTCGTCATTCGCCGACCCGATGGCCTTGAAGCCAGCCCGAACGGATAGAGCGCGCCCTGCCAGATGGTGCAGAGTAGAATTGTCGTTGTAACCAATAACGCAAAGGCGCTTTGCCGCACGCGGGTGAAAAAACCGATCATTGCGGCCAGCCCGCCGTCACGTCGATTGCCAGCAACTCGGCCATGTTGATTGCAGCTTCGATCTCGGCCCGGAATTCCCGCGCTCGCTCGTGACAGGCGTTCACATGGGTTAGGACAGCCAATGCCATCCCAATCATTTCATCAGCGTCGAGCGCAACCGTGCTGTTATCCAGCATCGTCCATGTCACCGAGTATGGTGCATTTGCGCTCTTGGCGATCAAGGCACCCAACGCCGCCCCCGATACGTTTGAGCGCGCGGCCTCATCGCTATCAACAACACCAAACGGGGTTGGTGCGCCAACGTCAATTTTCTCATTGCGTAGGTTGCGGGCTTGTTCCCAAACGATCAGCCGGTTGCCGTCCACCGTCAGCGCCGAGGTGGCCAAAGCCCGCTCGCCCGGTCCCGCCTGCGCATCAAGCAATTCGGGCTGACATTGGCCCCATTTAACCGGCGCTCCCGTGGCAGTGTCGAACACAACATATTGGATCATCGTTTCGTCTCCATTGCGACAAGGGAGCGATGGGTAAGATTGGCCGAACCCCCGCTCGTTTGCAGGAATGCTTGGACTTTGTAGGTAATCGTCCCCGCGCTCGGCACATCGGTTATGCTTAGTGAGACGTTGCGGTTTTCATCAGCATAGGCCCAATTTTCGATTGGCCCTTGAATCACAGTTGCATCGCGCAAAATCCGGTATCGGATGATATCGAAAACGCCTGATGTTACCTGCGACGATTGCCCGTTGAACAAGATCAGGATTGGCGCGCCGATGGTCGTGATTGTTACGGACTGCACATCCACCCAAGCATCATCAACAAGGTTGACCGATGTGCTGGTGTAAGCGCTGCTTGTCAGGGTTACGGCGTTACCGGCGATCTTGAGCGTTGAAACAGTCAAGTCTTTGATGTTACCGGTGAATGCGATGATTTCGTTGGTGCCGACCTTCGCCGCAGTGATTGCGCCTGCTTCGATCTTGTCCGCCGTGATTGCGTTCGCCGCGATTTTACCAGCGACAATTGAGCCATCGACAACCATCGTCGCGCCAGCTGCTTCACGGACGCTTACGTTTGAGACAAACTGAGCGCCAGAAAGGGTGTTATTGCCTTCGTTATAGACGACAATCCGGCCATACGAGGCGTTGGCCGGAGGAGACACTTGGATTGCTTTGGTGGCAATCTCGCCGGGCGCAAAGCCGATGCTATGATCACCACCAACGTATGTATTAGAGACATTGAACCACTGGATTGTTACCCATGCGGTTTGATTGGACGCATTCTGGCAGCCACATTTAAATTCATAGACGGTGCTGGGGACGACGCGGAAGCGGTTGTTTTTTTCCTGATCCTTAGCGTAGCAGTGATAGCGATTGTTTACATTGTTCATGCCAGATCGCCCAGACCAAAGAACAATGTAGCGATTTCCGACTGCTGCGTTTGCGGCAGCGCCATAGGCGTTGGTAGCGACCTCCTCTGTGTACCAGCCCGTAGCTGGCGCTACCAAGTCAGAACTGACAGTCGAAGCATTATCAATGACCAGCCATGCGGTGAGGTCGCGGAATTGAGGGTCAGGATGCAGGTTATTCGGTGCGACAAGCAGATGCTGCACACGGACTGCGTTCGCCGCGATTTCATTTGCTGAAACAGCGTTGGCCGCGATCTTACCCGCGACAACGCTATTGGCGGCTAGTTCGGTAGCCGAAATGGCCCCTGCGGCGACTTTCCCCGCGATGACAGATCCTGCCGCAAGTTCAGAAGCGGTGACGGCACCGGCTGCAATGTTTGCGGCGGTAATGGTGTCAGCCGCGATTTGCCCGGCTGTGATGGCACCGGCTGCGACCTTGGCCGTCGTCACCGCCCCGTCTGTGATTTGAGTGCCGACGATCTGGCCTGTCAGCTTGGCCGCGCTTATCGCTGCCAATTGGGCATCGCTTAGCTGTCCGGTCACCTTCGCAGCGGCAACGGCCTCGATTTGTGAATTGGCCAGCAGTCCGGCTATCTTTGAAGCACTCACAGCTTGTATCTGTGTGTCGACCAGCTGGCCCGCAACGTCAGCCGCAGGAACGGCTGCCGTCCATGCCGTGCCCGTGTAGCGGTAAAGCTTATCGTCGACCTCATTGAACACCACGCGGCCCGAAAACAGGTTCGTGGAAGGCAATGCCGCGACGATCTCATAGCCGCCCTTCGCCTTGGAAAGCGACAGCACCTTATCGAACACGACGCCTGAATATCCGCCCGAACCAGTAGCGCGAATGGTTACGGTTGCCGTGTCCTCGCCAGCGTCAAAACCTGCTGTCACCGTGTACGTGCGACCCGAATAACCAATTGTCAGGGCTTGCGGGTTGGCCTGTGTTGAAAGCGTGAACGATGCGCTGATGTCGGTCGAACCGGCGAACACTTTGAAGTCGCCTGTCGCGCCCGTGTAGGACACCACGTTGCCGTTGGCATAGGCGAATAGCTGCACTGCCTCATTCGTCAGGTATGCGGACGTGGCGGGCGCGCCAGCAGCGCCGGGACTGCCATCTGCGCCTGGAGGACCGGGAGGGCCATCTGCGCCCGGAGCGCCGTCCGCTCCGGGAGTTCCGATCACGGTCGAACTGCTGATGTCATCGCGCTGCTCTGCAGTCTGCGTCAGCGCGGCAGTTGGCGGTGGCACTGCTGTCCGCCCGAGGGCATAGTCGTGCTTCTCGGCTGTCTCCCCGAGAAGCACCAACCGGACCGTCATGCTTCCGGGTTCGATCACCCTGCGAAGGATAACAGCCTGAACATTCGACAAGCCTTCCTCTGGCAAATCGATATTCAAGCACTCTCCAGGACGGTACTGGCGAAGCCTGGGGCCGCACGAAAGCTCGATCGTCCCAAGCTCGCGACGCTCCAGAAGCTCGTATGCAGCCAGCTGGGCCGACTGGTCAGCGTTGTCGACCAGATTGTACTGGCGCTCTTCCTTCTTCTCTTCGCCGTCTTCGGTCACCGCTGTGCTCAGAACGATTGGCGCTCCGGCTGTGTATTCCCAGTTGTGGGCCCCCGATCGCCACTTCGGCACGATTGTGTTGATGCGCTCGCGGTAGCTGCGCATGGCGGTTATCGTTCCGCCTTGATCGGTCAGGTCGGCCTCGGTGATCGTGTCCAACGAAACTCTTGGCGCATGGTATTTGACCGACAAAACAGCGCCAGAGAATACAGGCTCTGCCCCGCCAGCTGCCATGATGTCCTTGAGGTTCTTCCAACGGTCATCTGGCTCAAAGATGATGCCTGAGATCGTCCAATCGTTTGCGTCGCAGACATTTGCCCAAGCCACCATCGCTTCAAGGTCAATTGCCTCGACCGGCAGGCCGATGCCGAACGTCTTCTTGCCATTTTGGTAGCGGCCATAGGCGTAGGCGATTGCGTGAAGGGCTGGGTTCTTGGAGAACTGCCAAGTCGCCTCATTGTTTATGCGGTGCGCGCCAGCGCCTCCGGGATAGGTGCTGTCCAGTCGAGGGTCATATGTCTTGACGCCATCCATGATGGCACCAGTGTTAGGCAGCCCGCTCGCGAACTTCTTGCCATCCTTGTCGAACTTGAAGTTCCAAAGCATCGCCGCTTGGCCAGACAGCTTGTTCGCTGCACCCCAGTTGGGGAAGCCAGACCAGAATGGAGTCAAGGCGGTTGATTCAGGGCAAGCCCCGAGCTGTTGATCCACGTCGAGGAAGCCGCTGTAATATGCACCGAGAGGCTCGAAGTCAGTCGTAGGTGCAATGAATCCTTGGATCGGTCCGCCGCCAGAGTATACGACCACGCGCCCGAGATACGGGTTGGGGACATCTTTCAGGGTCGGACCATAGGCTGCTGTGTGCCTTAGGACGCCGCCGAAATAGGTCCGCCCCATTGCGTACGGCTGCGGCGGATCGACTTGTATCAGCAGCTGGTTGACTGAGCCTCTTGCCGGTGGTGGCTTGGTCAAAAGTTGGGAGCCGAATGATGCTGCAAGCCCAACAACACCAGCAACAGCAGCGATTGTTGTGAGGGTAGCTGCGGACGCCCCTAAGAATGTGCCTGCCACGCCCGCCAAAGCTGCACCGCCGCTGGCGACAACGGCGACGATGCCAGCCACGACGGCCACAACTTTAAGCACTTTAGACATTTATGCCGCCCTCGGTATATATCGCATCAGACCCACCGGGAGACTGACGTTGCTGAATTTCTTGCTGCTTGCTGCCGCCACATGCGCCGATCCGACCACAGCAGCCGGAATGCGGGCGATCGATATGGGTACGCCGTCTTGCGTTAAGCCAGTCCACCGCGCGCCGTTTAAGCCCCGCCCGATCACTGCTGCCGAGCAGGCAGCGATTAAGGCAAAAGCTGATTTACTGATGTTCGATGGCCCAAGCAGCCGATGGCAATGGCCGCTTAAGCGCGACGCAGACGTCTACTGTGGCTTCGTCAATGGCAAAAACAGAATGGGCGCATACGTTGGGTGGACGCCCTTTTACATTTCTGGTGGCGAACTAGCTATCATTGGCGAAGGTGACAGGCGGTTTGGTTATGAATTGCAATGCGGAATGACGGGTTACATCCCCAAACCCGAATGGTTGTCTGACAAAAAACCCTAAGCCCGCCACGCACGCTCAATAAGCAAAGCCTCCATCACGACCATGCGCGGCTGATCGTCGTGCCATCCCATGACCTTCCCGCCCACATTAACAACCAGCGCGCCAATGCCTGCTCCGTCCTGAAGCATCGCAACATCACCAAGCAGCATGGCCGCTGGCGGTATTTCAGGCAGTATAGCGTCAATCAGTTCACCGACATTCTCAGCGCCGCGCTCTTTCAAGGCACGCTTTGCGCCAAGCAGCGAGCGAATATCCGGTATCGTCGGCGGCTTGTGGCCCATCTGCACAAGATGGAAACGAACCATGTGAATGCAGGTGGAGCGCTTCGCCCAGTCGAACTTCTTCTTACCGAAGCGTTCCATCGTGGTCTGGGTCGCTTTTTGACGCCTGATCAGATCAGTCATAGCCCAATCTGCCTCTCGCATAGTCGAATGCAGGGTTGTTGAAGTTAAAGCCGCCTGATGGTTGGTAGGAAGGCCTCGGAGCTTCCACGCCCCATGCGATGGATACCGTCAGCCCACTGGCCTCGTCATGGCCAAGTTCCCCCGGCCATATTGATTTATGCCAAGACGAGTTCAGGCTGTTGCCATCGTTGCGCATGAACAGCCTTTCAGCGGTGGAAACCACTTCGGTGTCCAATGTCCGCGTTCCCTTGCTGAATTTCAGCGTCGTCTTGTCCAACTGACCATCAAACTGCAGCTCGGGCGTGCCCACCAGCAAACCGGTGTCGGGCGCATATTCGGCAATGTAAAACCGCACGCGTGACTTCTGAAAGCCGGGCTGCGAAAGGTCTGCTGCCGCTGCCGCACTTGCCGGAATGAACGTCATGGAAAGCGCGGGCACTTCTTCACCTGCTCCTTCAGACAATGCTTCAACAGATTCCACCGTGCCAAATGTTTGATGCTCGGACAGGAACAAATCGCTGCCCCAATAGAAGAACCCACCGTCGCATAGGCGCACGGTTTCGCCGGGTAATTCCATGACCAACAAGCCTGTGAGCGCGACCATCAGCCCCACTCCTCAATCGTCACAGCAAGGCCAACATGGTGCGCTAGGTCCATTTGCCAGCCCCACTCTTCGCCCACCACAAACCCATCGATGACCGGTTGCGCCAATTTGATCACCGCACCGTTCGCAAAAGGAAACCTTAGCGCAGGCGTGATCTGCACAGCCGCCTTGCCGTCAGAACCAGCGGCGACAGTAGCCGCCACATTGTGCAAGAACGACCGCGCGCCATTGCTGACCGAGAACCAGTAACCCTCTTTGATCTGGTAGCCGGCTGTCAGGCCCCTAATGTTCAATGTCGTGCCTGACTGTGCCGCCCCGTCAACGACCGGAGAACCCGGCGCGCCCTGATTGACGCCCAACAAAGGAAAGTCGGTGATGATGCCTTGCGTCTTGCCGCGTAGGAACCGGGAGACAAACACCATGCCCGTTTCCTTGTTGGGCATTGGCGGGAATTGCAGATCAATCCGAAAACGTGAACCAGGACGATCCAGACGTTGCGCCGCAGCGCCAGTGCCGGGACGTTGCATTGACCCGTAATCGATTAGCGTTGGGGTTGCACCGTTTGGCGCGGGCAGGTCGGGAAGCGTGACTGCCACTAGCCAACCCTCCGAGATTGCGACCGCGCCGCCCGTGCGCCAGTTTCAGCCACACTGGCTCCAATCAGCATAGGAGCCGCGCTTTGGACTGCACTTTGCGCCCGCCCGTCAACAATGGCTGTGAAGTATGGTGAAGGCACGATCTCCACCCGCGAACCGCCCAACGCCTCATTCGGAATGACTTGTGAGCCGCGCGGCAGGTTGACCAGTTCCGGCCCGCGTTCACCCACCAAGGCCATGCCGCCCGGCGCGAAGTTCGTGCCGTTTGCATAGCCTTTGATAGGCCTGGGAGTGTTGATATTGGTAGCAATCTTGCTGCCAAAGGCGCCGATTGACCCAAGCTGCAGGCCAAGGCCTACAACTGCGCTCAAGATGTCAAGGAAACCCCCGCCCTTGATCGCGCTGGTCATGGATTGCAGCGCGCCGATTGTGTCTTTGGCCATATCCGCAAAGGTCTTGGCAATAGCCACTGTGGCACCGCCCGCCTTCTTCTTCATGCCGTCCATGGCCTCGTTGATCTTGCTCATTTCATGCACGAAAGGGTCAGCCAATATGAGCGGGATTGCCGAATCTGTCGGACGGTCTTGAAAGCCAAGCTGCTTCTTCCCTGCCTCTGCAAGTTCGGGCGTTATCAGACCTGCTTTAGCGCCGTCCGTCAGCTTCTTGAGCTTAGCCTGATATAAGTTCATCGCCGCAGCGTCAGGGAACAACTCATCAAGCAACGGCTGCAATTCTGCTGCTAGTTTCTGGAAGGCCTGCTTTGTGGCGCTGGTTGCCTTGCCCGCTTGATCAACCATCACAGCATCTAGGCGCAGCATTTGCGCCGCAATGCCATCCACCATGTCCGGGATATAGGAATGGCCGACAACGGCATCGTACAGGCCAAAGAAGCCCTTTTTGACTGTGTCAATTTTGTCTGTGACACTCTTGAAGATGGCTGAAAGCTTCCCGCCAAGCCACTCATCAATCCCTTTGACCATCCCGCTAACATAACCGATCGCAGCCTGAGCCATCCCGCCAAGGAAGTTGCCAATCATCCCGACGAAGTGCTTGCAGAGGTCTTGTGCCGCCTGCAGAGCGCCACTGAAGTCGCCAGAGAACAAGCGCACGATGATCTTGATGGCATCGGTTATGACCTGAACAACTCCGACAAGGATGCCAGACAAGGCGCGCAGCACTCCTGGAAGAGCGCCGCCGAACGCCTGCAACATCACCTTGCCGTAGTTGCCGATCGCATCGATCAAACCGCTGGCGAATATGGCGTCCATGGCAGACTTCAGCGAAGCGAGTATCTCTGTGAGAGCGGGGCCAAGCGACGCTTGGATGGCAGTCCACATCTCCTTCAGCACAGGAGCGATCTTTTCCCAGTTGTAATAGATCAATGCACCGGCAGCAGCCAAAGCTGCGATCGGCACAAGGATTGGCCCAAGTGCTGCCCCAAGGCCGACAAGTGCCGCCTTGGCCGCAACAAGTATGCCGCCTTGGGCAAAGGCCGCACCCAGTACCGATAGGAACGGCGCCATGGCTGATGCCATAGCGCCGATGCCGATCATCACAGGCCCCAGCGCCGCAGCAACCGCTCCAAATGCGATGACAGCTGTCTGCATACCGGGTGACAGCGTAGCGAAGGCATCAAGAATCGATGTCAGCGCCTCAGTGATACGCGGCAGCAGCGGTAGCAGCTTCGAACCAATTTCCTCTTGAAAGTCCGCCCATGACATTTGCAACGCTGCGAATGGATCGGCAGCCCGCATAGCCGCGGCAGATCCACCAAATTGACGCTCCAACTCTGCAAGCATGATGGTTTGTGCACCAGCCATATTGCCGACTTTGGCCATGGCCTCAACTTGCGCGATCTGTTGATCCGTGAACTGGATGCCAACGCGCTTCATGGCATTAATGCCCTTTACAGGGTCATTTAGTGCCTTGCCCACCATCAGTGCAGCAGACTGCAAATCAGTGCCCATGCGCGCGGCGAGATCGACCGCAGCTTGCTGTGCGCGGTCAAACTGCGTGCTGGCGACATTGCCAAACGTCAGCATGTTCGCCGTGACTTTGCGCAGGATGTCGTCGTCATCGTACAAAGACTTGCGCATGATCCCGGTGGCCAAACCAGAAAGCTGGTCACTGGTCCGTTGCGCGCCATCACCCATTGATTTTAGAGCAGCATTGACCTGACCGATTGCCTCCTGGCTCTCAGCAGCCGCTTTGATCGATGATACCGCCATCGCAGCCAGTGGAAGGGTAACAGCAATAGACAGCTTCTTGCCGATGTCGCCCATCGACTTTCCGATGTTTTCAATCCGCTTGGTGGAGGCGCGCAGCTCTTTTTCCGTCGCGCTCAAACCAGAACGGAATTCGCCGGAATCCAGCCCCAGGGATATCAACAGCGAACCCAGCATCGTTGCCATGCTATTGCCTTTCCACACGTCGGATTGTCATCGGTGCACCGGATGCCTTTATGGCTTTCAGCACGGCGAGCATTTCAGAGGGCTTTTGGCCCGATGTCTTGCGTAGGTATTTTGCCAGCGGGCCCAGCTTGCCCACCTTCGCAGCTGCACTGAATCGCGCAGTGTCATAAGCCAGTCGGATCGATGCTTCTGCTTCGCTTTCAAGCCGCTTGCGAACGCCTGCCATGATCGCCTGAAACGTGGCCAACGATTGGCGCCAGAACCCATCAGGTTCCAACCCGGCACTCACCCACATCTCAAGATAATCAAGGCAGATTAGGCTTTTGGCCGCGCCTTCGGCTTGGCGTTTCCCGGCACGCTCGGCTTTGCGCCAAACTTGGCAAAAAGTTCCGGCAAAGCTTTTGCAACGCCAGCTTGGCCGCGCATAACGATGGCCAGCGCTTCGTCGTTGGTCATCTCTGGATGATCTTCAACCGCCAAGCAACGCACCAGCACCGCAACCTTGAGTGGCGGAATCTCTTTGCCTGAAAGCAGGTCGATACCCTCAGCTTCGGCCAAAGCAATCGACCGAAAGTTCAGGCGGAGGGTGATTTGCTCACCCTCCACCATGAACGTCGATTTTGCGTCAATGGGCGCAACCATTATGCGCCAGCTCCTTCAGTCGAAGCACCGGTGAAGCGCACGGTCAACGTGCCGGTCATGCGGTCATCAATCGGGACGCCGCGCTCATAACCTTTCACGATGCATTCGCCAGCGACTTCCCATGTCCCTGCGCCATCTGGGAGAACGACCTTGTATTCGCGAGCGTTTCCATCCTCCAGCGCAGCGCGCACCAGAACGTCAGTTGCAGAACCCGGCACGTAATTCATTTCAAAGGTGCCTTCGCCGTCTTCGATCAGGCCGGCAATGTATTCACGGCGGCGGTTCAAAGACTTGAAGTGCGTTGCCTCAACATCCGATACCTGAGGGTTTGGCAGGCTGATTGCGGTGATCTCGCCCAGTTCGGTCAGGACGCCCAGCGCCGTGGCCATGTGGAATTCCGTGCCGTAGCCAATGGCTGCTTCGGTCATTGCATTGTCTCCTAAAAACTAATCGTGCCAGAACAGCGCGTCGATTGAGTCCCGATGGACGAAACCCGTCTCGCTGTTCGCGCTAAGGTCGCGGACGGTATTGATGGTGGCACGCCGGAATGACCTGCCGGAAACTTCAGCTTCAGGCAGGATCGCTGCAATCACTGCCTCGCGCAGTGCTGCTTTCTGCGCAGCGGACTCGGCAAAACAATCAATCTGCACTCGCGTTGGGCGATATGTTTGCAGGCCCTTCATGTGTTGGGGCCTGCCATCTGCCACCAGCTGCAGAACAACCGCAGGATATGCGCTGCGCTCTGGCCGCACAGTCCAATCAATGCGCGCGGCCACAATGGCTGCAACTGGGCTGGTGCCCTTCAAACGGGTGCGCAGCGCAGTCTCAAAGCTCATTTCTTGGCTACCTTTTTGGCACGGGCCTTTGCCACTTTGGTAATTTCGGCCCGCATGGCATCTCCAATCAGGTTGAAAGCGTTCATCTTCTCGGCTTCCCACGCTGATCGGCCTGCAGGGTTTGCGGGCTGGCGATCACTGCCAAATTCTTCAATCACAGAATAATCGGGCAACCGCTCGTTCACTTGCGCATCAATGCCAATGAACTGCTCAACGGTGTCCTGCCCATCCGTCCGCCTGAACTTCCGGGTAGCTTTGGTTTGCGCTCTGCTGCCAATTGCGATGGATCGTTTCAGGTCACCGCTTTGTTCATCTGCACCATCAACCCACGCATCACGGATTGGCACAGCCGCCTTCTGCAATGCCCGCAAAGCGATCCCGCGTTTGCGACCGACTGTAACATCAAGCGCCTTCAAGGCTGCCTCGATCTCCTTACCGCCGCTGAACTTAACCTTCATCGCCAGCCACCGTAGTCAGGCGGATACCTTCACGCCTGCCGAGCTCTTCCACGCCGGTGATCTCAAACTCACGCCCATCGAAAACCAGACGCCACGTTGCGTTGATCGTGCGGGTCAGAGTGTCGTTGCGCAGAGTAAACAGAACAGGCATCTTGGCCTCTCGGCCCGCGTTCTCGAACACTTCACGCGCGCGCGCAGGTTGATATCGAGCCTTGCGAGTGCCCACATCGTCGAACCCGTCGGCGAGAGTAGTGTAACCGTCGTCAATCGCAGCGCCTGGGCGAAGTAAAATCACAACGCGATCGAACTGGCCAGCTTTCATCAGAGCACAATCCCGCGCAACGACCGCACCATCGCCAAGGC